CAACGAATTTTGACACTTATTATACTCCGTAGTTAATTTACAAGACTCCTGGAATGTTATCACGGATAAACTTAACTGTCAATCCTTTCACACCCAGATCCTTTTTAAAAATATTCATGACAACATCCGCTTCACGTGGTTCAAGAGATTCTAGAACCAAAATAAGAAGTTCTTTACTTCTTTTTTCGGTCAGTTTCTCTGCGGTTGGATTTCCTTTTTGAAAAATATACAGCCTCTTTAGTTCTGTATCAAGTGATGCAAAAGAAATTCCTTCTACAGTGCTTTGAGGTCGGTATTCTTCCGGATATTTGTTGTACTTCCACTGAACTTCTGGTCGATATGCAAGTTGCAAAACCAGTTTAAGTGTTGGCGACCAATGTTTTGCTAGAACATCAATTTTATCTTTTTTTGTTTTTGCGAGTTCAAACTCATCAAAAATTTCATAAATGTTTTTTCTCATTAAAATTCCTCGATAACATCCATTAGGTTTTTAAGTTTCTTTTCCATGAAGTAATTAATCAAAGCAGACTTGGGTGCCGGCTTTGTGTTTTCAAAAGCTTCATTGATTTGGTCTTTGATATTTTGTGGTGTAAAACTAAGATCAATCAATGTTTGATTGCGGGAAAAACCGAGCCTTGCAGATTCTTCGTAAAAAGAATGGTGCGTATCAAGAAAATCACTCAGTTTGTTTTTAGTGATGGGCTTTTGCCTTTGTTCCATGATGAAACAATTAGAGGGTGAAATGATGTTTGGAATACCATCGCCTTTGTCACCCTTGATAATCTTTTCTTTTAGATCAAGAACGGGATTATCCGACTTGATATATTTTTTCAAAACAGGATTGTATTGTTTAACATTCTTGTTTATTTGCAGTTGAAGAAAGTCGCCATCACTTGAGATGATGAGTACCTTTTCACGGGTTGCATATTTTGCGGCAAGTGTGCCAATGATATCGTCGGCTTCTGCACCATCAATATCAAGTACGCGATATGGGAAATAAAGTTTCAATTCTTTTTTAATTTCACCAAGAATTTGAAAAATCAGATGCCAGTCAAGATCGGTCTTTTCTCGCGCTTTTTTGCGCCCAGCTTTGTAATAAGGAAAGTATTCTTTGCGCCAATAGTTTTTATTATCACAACAGAGAATAACATCACCATATTCAGTTTTGAACTGTTTGATATGTGTGCGAAGTACATTCAAAACAAGATGGCGAACAAGCCCTTCTTCTATTTTGGTTTTATTGTCGGAAATTTGTGCCATGATGCCAGACAATAGAACCTGATTGAGATCAATTAAAATCATGATAACCTTTATTTGATAATCCTGACAAGAATAGTATCAGAATTAATTCTTCCTGTCAACGACTGTTCGACTGCATTGATATTACTCAAAAATTTACGAAGTGTAACTTTACCGGCTTTGATAAGTTCAGGAAGAGACACTTCAGGCTTTCTAAGAGTTTTTTGTACGGAGGTTGATTCGTTGAAATTGATGATTGTAGTACCCTTTACCGAAAGCCCAGCATCGTCGATTGAATTGTACACACCGACTTTACGTGTCTTCGTATTGAACACCCAAAGTTGAGTGCAGCCTACAATATCCGCTGGGTTCACCGATGCGACTTTGTATTCTGAGTCTTCTTTTTTGAATTGCAATTTTGAAATCACTTTATCGACAGGTTTAGCTTTTTTCTTTCGAGGAGCCCGTGTCAACTTATTTACATGAGTGATTCGTTCCGCATCAGAAATGATTCTTTTAAGATATGCAAGATATTGTTTGAGTTCACTTTTTGAAAAGTTTGAATAACCTTCAATCAATTGCGAATCTTTGCTTGAAAGCACTTCTTCAAATTCAGATACACGAGTCTTAAAAAAGGAAATGATATGATTGGCGTGAACACCTTTTACGGAGAGTGTTTGCATGATTTCATACGGATCAACTGCATCAAAATCACGAACAGAAAAGCAATCATCAACAATACTTTCAAGTTCACCAATTATTTCTTTTGATTTTTCTTGAATTCGATCTTGAATTGATACAGTCTTGACTTCTTCTGCCTTTACTTTTATAACAGGCTGAACTTTTTTTGCTATGCTTTGAATTGTCGTATCAATCCATTTCTGATTATTTTCAGTAATTGGACCGCCACGCATTTTAATACGGCAAACAAAACCAAGATTTGAAAAAAGGTCCTCTGGAGCCTTTTCGATCAAATCGAGTGTTTCTTTTTTGGTTTTATTTTCTTTGAGATAATGAATAGTGTACTTTTTACTATCTTTTGAATCTGAATGATAGTTGTACCAATTCAATGCTTTGACAATAGATGATTCGCCATTCTTCCAGGTGGGTTCACCACCTGAAAGTACCTTTTCATAATCTTTAACGGATGTGAGTCTCATTTTTAGTTACAGTCTTTACAGAGTCAATACGGAATGAACGCCAACCATTGCTTTCTACGTCCCATACAGATATGGTATTAGGATTTTCAGCTTTTGGCAAGCTTTCTGTCAAAAGTTGTTGTTTTTCTGCAACAACTTGTGGAATGTATTCCGGGAGCAACGTACAATTCATCACTCTTTCTGTTCCGTCAACCTTCGTGAAAACAACAGTAACAACCGAATTTTGCAAAACTTCTTTAAGTTCATACTTATTTAACATTTTCACGTTCCTCATAGTTTTTAATACAAACAGTCATGTTTTCATTAATTTCATCGAAAACTTCTTTCATGTAGTCATCAGAGGTGTCTGTTGCTCGCACAACAACACCAAGAAAACCACTTTCAACCATTCTTTCCACATAATCTAAAGGTGAAGTTAATATTGCTTGAAATCTTTCTGGCAAAGAAGGTTTTTTGTTTACATCAGGAAATATGATAATATCATACAAATCGCCCATTGGCGAGCCGTCTTTTTTATTACCTGTTTCTATTAGTTTAAATGCCGAAATATTAATTGATTGATTGTCTTGACGATAAAAATCAACACCGTCATATAAACTAGGATCAATCTTTTTTAAGTCCATCATTTAATACCTTTTAGGTGATTTTTTCTAACTCTTACCATTATCCAAGTATTGTAGTATTCGTTTGATTCAAGAACACATTTTTGAAATTGTTCTTTTGCTTCCATGTAACCACACTCGCCTTTTGTTTTACAAAGATAAATTATTTCCCTTTTAAACATACTTTGTCCAAGTAGTTTAACATCATTTTGTAGTTCTGTGTTAGAACCAAAGTATGTTTTCCAATCCGAAGATAATTTTTGCCGTTTTTTCTTACCTTTAATAACTTTTGTTTTTAACGAGTAAAAAAACTTTTTCCCGATATATTTTTTACCGGTCTGTAAATTTGTAATTACATATACAAAGCCATAGTTATCCTCTATCTGCTCTTCAGAAAAATCTTTATCTTCGTAAATCCAATTTATTTCCATCCCTCTATCTCATCATCAAAGTCATCCTGATCTATATATTCTTCTTGGATGTCCTCGATTTTCTCGCCACAGAATGGGCAAAAACTTGGCGTATCGTCAGATACTAGTTCTTCTTCATAGACTAACTCAAAAGATGATTCACATTCAGAACACTCTGCTGTTATTACTTTTTCTATGATTATTCTCCTTTCAAAATTAAGCGGCTTTTCCCCAAACTTCATCCCATGTTCCAGATAATGCACCCTTTGCATAATCAGTAGCACGATTCTCAAAAAAATTGGTATGAGTTGGTGCATTAATCATTTCTTCAACCCAAGGCAATGGATTCTTTTTCACTTTCATTATGCCCTTGAGACCAAGACTAATAAGGCGACGATCAGTAATGTAACGAATATAGGTTTTAACGTCATCAGAAGATAGATTATGCATATCGCCCATGCCGAATGATAAATCAATAAAACGATCTTCGAGGTCAACCATTCTTGTTGCAATAGTGTAGATTTCAGATTTGAGAGTATCGTTCCAAATTTCACGATTTTCCTCTATGTAGGTTCTAAACAATTTAATCATTGACTCGGCGTGCATAGTTTCATCAACAATCGACCAAGTTACGATTTGACCCATACCTTTCATTTTTCCTTGACGCGGAAAATTCAGCAGCATAATAAATGAACTAAACAATTGCATACCTTCAGTAAAAGCGGAGAATAATGCAATATTTTTTGCTACAGATGATGTGTTCACTAAGCTATTAGATTGATTCAAAACGTAATCATGTTTATCACGCATCTCTTGATATTCAAAGAATTGATTATATGTAGTTTCTGGTAGCCCAAGAGTTTCAATCAAATGACTATATGCAGCAATATGTAAAGCTTCTCGCGCAGCAAAACCAGATAACATCATACGAATTTCAGGCTGAGGAAAATGAGGTAAGTAATTACGGACGTAACCGCCAGCAACATCAATATCTCCCTGCGTAAAAAATCTAAAAATATGCGTAAGAAATTCTTTTTCATTTTGTGTCAATTTGTTTTTCCAATCTTTAACATCTTCGATCATTGGAACTTCAGTGTGTAGCCAATGACTTTGTTCATGTTTAAGCCATGAATCATATGCCCAAGGATATGTGAAAGGTTTAAAATAATTTCGTTCATCTGTTAGTTTTAGTTTCTTTTTAACCATTTGCCCACTCTCTTATTTGTTCTGGTGAATGTACTCCAACCAACCCTTTTTCAGTTTCGCCATCTTTCAGAATTAAAGTTGGAACTGATCGAATTGCATATTCAATAGCAATATCTTCGAAAACATCAATATCAATCACTTCAATTGGAATATCTAAATTAGCTAACTCTAAATTTTTTGATAATGCCTTGCATGGTTGACACCAAGAGGCAGTAAAACGATAAATCTTTTTCATTTGAATCCTTTACTTGGTATACATTACATCAGTTGTATCACCCAAACGCCATTTTGGATTTGTTTCTACAATATATTTTTTTGTGCAAACTTTAAAATCTGGAAACAACATTTGTTTTGGGTTGCTTGCAGCATCAAAAAATATACATCGATTATTTGGCTGTGCTGCATATTGCCCATTATCAAGTTCAATAAAATTGAATGACTTATGATCTTCTGGCCATTCACTATAGCTAGTGTCGATTATATTCAAATCTGGGCTTGCATTGTCAACAGTAAAAAGATAATTGCCAGAATAAAGCTGTTTATCTTTTGCATAAAACTGACATGATAAGTTTCGAAGAAATGCCTTTTGTAAGATTGCAATATTATAGCTGAAGCAATCCCATATTTGAAGAGTATCGAGAGGTAAAAATGAAGATATCTCTAAATTATCCTTTCTGCTTACATATGCATGTAAAGGTAATTTATCATAAAGTGCCCCATATCTAGGAAGATATGATTCGATTCGAAAAGCTTGACTTCTCAAACTTTTAATTGATACCCAAATACACGGTTCATATTCGCCGTGACCCTTTTCAAAATCATAAAGGAATTCACGGCGAATATAACAATGTACAGGAGGAAGGTTTGCAACTAGAAAAGACATTTCAACCCTCACACGCTAAACATTCTTCACCACGTGCAAGTGCTTTGAGATCGACCTCTTGAATAACTTGCCTTTCAATTTTGTTTGAAACTTTATCCGCTTTGCCGATTTTTTCTGATCTACAATAATAAAGAGTTTTGAGACCTTGTTTCCAAGCTTGAAAGTGTACAGCATGAAGATATTTAATGTCTACGTCAGGTCTGAAAAAGAGGTTAATGGATTGCGCTTGGTCAATGAAATTCTGTCGGTGACTTGCGTGTTCCACAATCCATCGCTGGTCAATCTCCATAGACGTTTTGAATACGTCTTTTTCCCAGTCAGATAGTATACTAAGGTGCTGAACTGATCCGTCGTTTGCAATAATGCTTGACCAGATTTCTTGGTAGTCCACTGATTGTTCATCAAACTTCTCCTTAATGATTTTATCGAGAAACTTATTTTTATTCAAGAAAGATCCCGATAGAGTGTCTTGACGATAAGCATTAGCGCGATAAGGCTCAACACTAGGGCTGGTATTACCCATAATAATAGATGAGCTTGCATTGGGAGCAATAGCCATAAGATGGGCAAAACGATTCCCAGAGCCAACGCAATCGGGGGCTTCACCGCGTTCGGTGCCCAATTCTTTATTTGCAACATCGAGTTTACCTCTCACATTGTTAAAGATTCTTTTGTTTACGCTCACTGCGAGTGATGATTCCCAGGGGATGTTTTTCTTTTGTAGATATGCATGAAAACCGAGGGCACCAATACCAATAGAGCGTTCCATAGAAGCAGAATATCTTGCTCGTGAAATGCTATCAGGAGCATTATCAATGAAATACTGTAGAACGTTATCAAGCATCTCGGCCACGTCCCGAAGAAAAAGTTCGTTATCTTTCCAATCATCATAATACTCCAGATTTAATGAGGACAAACAACATACTGCGGTTCGATCTTTATCTGTTGGCAATACAATCTCACTACAAAGATTTGATTGTTTAATAGACAATCCTTTTTCTTTTTGAAACCAAGGCAAGTGACGATTGCTTGTATCAATGAAGTGAATGTAAGGTTCACCGGTGAGCATTCTCGTTTCAAGAATTTTTTGCCACAGTTCTCTGGCTGAAACTGTGTCTCTAACTTCACCATTATTTGGATCAACTAGATTCCAAGAATCATCAGCACTTGAATCTAGCATGCACTTCTCAATAATCTGCATAAAATCATCAGTGATATTAATACCATGATGCAGATTTAATGCTCGCATATTAGGATCGCCTGTTGGTTTCCGCATTTCAAGGAAGAGATGAATATCAGGGTGGGAAACATTAAGATATGCAGCATAAGAACCGCGGCGAGTGCGACCTTGACGATATGCCAACGAGGAGGCATCGTAAGTACGAAGGTGAGGCATAATGCCAACAGACTTGTCATCAGCAGAACGTATTCCAAGACCAATTCCAATTCCGCCTCCTAACATTGATAGCCAGTTTACCTCTGAAAGACAGTACACCAAACCTTCTGCGCTATCGTGTAGGTAGGGTAGAAAACATGAAATAGGCAGGCCACGACGAGAACGCCCAAAAGACAAAATGGGAGTAGAATAACTGAGCCAATGCTGACTGCTGTACTCATATAACCTTTGAGCGTGTTCCGGCGAGGAAGAGAATGCTTTTGATACATACGCAAACCTATGTTGTGGTGATGTTTCGTTTTCCATCATATAGGATTCTTGCAATCTTTTTATTCCAAGAGTGTCGAATAAATTATCCCTACTTAAATCTATATCAATATCCAAATACTGCATGTTTTTTCCTTATACAAACAATTCTAGTTGTGGAGGCTTCCACCCTTCTGGTTTTAAAACTTTACCATCATCACGCTTTTTAACTTTGCCTGTCACAGGATCTATTTTAGACAAATTTGAGTTTGCAACTTCCTTCCAAGCACCTTCTACATTATAACCTTTCATATAACAATAACCCAGAATAACCCAAATCATATCCATACATGCGTCAAGTTGTTCAATATCATCTTGTTTTTTTAAGCCATCTTGAAATTCCCAAAACTCTTCTTTAATAAGATTTCGATACAGACTAATATTTTCAATACAACGTTCTTGTTCACACGCTTCGATAAATTTAACCACATCATTATACATTAACAAACTCCTTAATCATTGGAAAAATAGATTCAAGTGTATCTGCACAAGCAAGAGCTATTTCACGATGTTCTTTTTGTGTCCCGTTTGCGGAGCGGAGTTGTATGTAGTGAACCCAGGACCTAATGGTTCCTGCCATGTAAATTCTAGATACTGTTATTTCAGGTAGAACACCTCTTGCTTGCTCCTTTGCAATACCTTTATCGATAGCCCATTCATAAGCACTTTTTGCCTCCGTAAGAACTCTTTGTTGCATCATCTCCCATTGATAAGCAAGCTGCCTTTCCTTGTCGTTATTGAAATCAATTTCTACAGAGTTTTGCCTATTTTTCGTATCTTGCAATCTTGCTTCTTTTAGTTTAAATCCCATATCAGCTACCGCATATCGCTGACTAAACTCTTGAAAAGAGAAAGAACGATGCCTGATGATTTGTCTTGCAATATCTCTTGTTGTATTGATTTCAAGACAAGCGGAAACCATTTCAAGAGGAGACCAGTGATTATTTTTAATCAGATAACGAACTAACTTTTCTGCTGTTGCATCGTTGTTTTGATTAGATGGATTTGAGACTCTTGCAACAAAAGCAATTTGTTCCAATAAATTTTTACCATCTTCACCTCTTGAGTAACTAATTAACTTTACTAAATTTTCTTCCATTGTATATACTCCATTTTCGCTCTTAAATTCACAAAGGTATTTTTGTCAATTATATCAATTAATTCTTCTTGTGTAAATCCGCTTAAAATCATCTCATTTATATCTTTTTCTTCAATCATCTCTGGCCAAATACATATTGAAAAATGATTTTCGATTGCTTTATCCATCATTTTACAAATATCTTTATTTCTTGGTTCATTATCAAAAATCAATACTATATTTTCTTTAGGAATATACTTCGATGAATTTGTTAAATTTGCATCAGCAGTTGCTACAGCATTTGGTAAAAATAAAGAGTCAATAGGGCCCTCAGTAACATAGACCTTTTCGTTTTTGTTTACTTTGTTTAAACCAAATACTTTTATAGAATCTTCATTAAATTTAATTGTAATGTATCTGATTTTTGAATCACGTAATGCTCTACCTTGAACCGCTAAAAGAGAACCATCTTCATCATAAAAGGGTATTACAAGTCTAGGATCATCGTCTTTTAAATCCTTTTCATTATCAGGAAAGATTTCGTTTACGAAAGATTTAAAATCTTCAGCATAGTATAGATTATCATATGTATCCTGTGGAATTTTTCTTCCTATGCAATACTGTCTTGCAAAATGCTCTTCTGACAAATTTTTGATGTTAGGAAGATTAATTACCATTTTCTTTTTGGTAAATACTGGCGCTTCAAATTTTATTTCTGGTTTTTCTGGTTTGGGATAATTATGATTTTTTGTCTCGCCATTTGTAAACCTTTCCAACGCATAATCTTTTGCAAGATTGCCATCTAATAAATTGATAAGATTATACATTGTATGCCCGACACCACAGTTCTGGCATTTAAAATAATAATCATTTTTCTTTCTGTAAACATACCCTCTAGCCTTGAGTTGATTCTTTTTAGAATCACCGCAAAAGGGGCACCTAAAATTATATAAGTCCTCTTTTTTCTCAGAGAACCTACTCAATTTTGGTGAAAGGAGTTTTAAGAATTTTCGATCAATGTATATTGACATAACAAAAGTGTAGAAAAGTTTAATTGAACATTTTACTAATCATATCAAGATTTACGTTAGAAATCAACCATGCCAATGCAACAATACCTCCTGCTGCCATCCATTTCCATTCTAGTATTTTTTTAATTTCACCATCTTCTTTTTTATTGTGTTGTTCTATATGATCACGAAGAGACTTAATTTCTTCCATAATCCTTCGTTCAGTCAACTCTATTTTATCAGATAAGTTTCTATCGACTGTTGTTATTCTGGAATGCAGCTCTTTTATATCCATAATTGTATCATTTTTTCTTTTATCCATATCTGAATATATTTGGTTGACATTTTTGTCTTGATTGTCCATAAGTTTTTCTATTACTTTGTCCATTTTATCACAGAGTTGAGTCAGTGAGGCTACTTGTGTTTTAAGTACACCTACATCCACTTTCATCTGTACCGACTCTTTTTCGTCCATTATTTTTTCTCTGGAACTTTCGTGCCTTCTAGTTTTTGGTGCACTTTGATTTCTTTACATTCTTGAACAGGTTTACCATCTTTATCTAAAACTTTTTTGCCATCATTTGTTATTTTATCGACACATACTTTTTTCACTTCTGCTGCGGCAAATGAGATATTATGATAACTTAGCAGAGGAATTAAACCTATGATTGCTGCTGTTATAATCAGTTTCATATTTAGCCCCTTATTTAAGTAATGGTTGTGGTGTTGCTGGAGGTTTTGGTGCAAATCTCTCGGCTACTGTTACACCTAATCCTGCAATTGAGATATACATCATACCGTCAAAAAGATGTGTATCTATTTTGAAACCAAAAAATAGATTTGCTAAAAAGGCGACACTGCAAAGTATAAAAGCGAGAAACGTAACTATTCTTTTACTGCTCAGACCATCATCGGTTATGCTTGATTGGAAAATACTTACAATTGGTGGCATTTTAAATCTCCGGTTGTGGTGCAGGGGGTGGTGCTAGTTTACCACCAAATCCTGGTGCGGGAGGTATTGTTGTTTGTGGGCTTAGTGAAGGTTCAACTTTCTCCGCTCTTTTTACTTCTGGAGCAGGCTTTCTTGTTTCTTCCATCGTTGTTTTGAAAGACTCAGTTGCTTGCTTTTGTGCTGCAAGCATAGCTTCTTGTTCTTCTTTCGGTCTACCCGCTAACATAATACCCGATAATGTGCCTGTTAGGAATGTTGCAATCGGAACAATTAGCTCAAAGAATTTCTGATCGATTGGTGACATTGCATTCAATGGTTGTGTTACAAAAATAATTGAATACAATACAACGAATACAATGCCTGTGAGTGTTAGCGCAAGACAAACTCCAATAAAGAATTTCAATCTTGCCATCAACTGATCTTCAGTATATACAAATGGCGTATTATTTTGCATTATTCACTCCTTGCGGGGGACATGCTTGACATGTTTGTCCAGTTTGTGTTAGTGGTTGATTTCTCGTTTCTGGTGGTCCTAATCTTGGATCACGTTGTCCTTTGAATATGTGTTCGGGGCATGTTCTTGTTACATCACAATACGGCATCTTACACATTTCCTTATCCCAATTTTTAGGATCTTGACAAGGATATCTAAAACGATCTCCACCAAATATTGCTAGTGTAAGAGGAAGTAATAACAAAATGAGTAGACCAAGAAATAGTTTTCTATCGCTCACCATTTATACCCCCAGAACGTGTAAAGTGTGTTCGTAATGTTTAAGGTGATCATATTATACTGCGGTAAACGCGGTGTCTAATGGTATCAATGTTATTGCTGTTGATATCTTACTGCAAGTTAGATATCGGAATATTGGATTAGCATATAATACCACATTTCCTGCTACACCGTTGATAGCACGATTGGTTGCTTGTGCATTTGATACATTAAATGTAACCACGCCAAATTGCATACTGGCAGTTCCACTCATTGTAACTCCATAAGTGTTAGCAGCAGCGCCAGTATTATTAAGGATACAAGTAGCCATACCAAATTGTGCTGTTCCACTTAATGTTATAACAGCGCCCGTATTAGCATCAATGGAACTATTCAACATAGTTCCAGTTGAATCGTTTGCTAGGTTCAATACTTGTCCAATTCCATTAGTTTCAAGATTGTCAATCTGACAATATCCACGCTGAATATCAATAAGATGAGTTGAACCAGATGCTCTCGACATAGAGCAATTAAGCAATGATACACGTGTATCATTGCCAGTATTATTTGCATATACACAAGATTTACTACTGTTTTGTTGGTACACATAAGTATCTTCTAGATAAATTCTACAAGTATTAGAACCATTTATTTCAATGCCGTGATAAGCACCTGTTGGAAGAATAGCAACGTGAAACAAACCAAAGTGATTAACATCTAGAGCAGTTGCTCCAGAAACAGATGGTGTAATAATAACGTGTCCGTGAATCCATATCGGTATGTGTCCTGCGTCTGGTGTATCACCAACAATAAAAATATGACCACGAGTTAATGTAATATTTTCTGTAGTTGCACTTTTTAGAATAATAAACTGTGGGTTATCAACAATTCCTCCTGATATGTCAATCGTCAAACTACCATCAGCAATTCTTGCTTCAATATATGCCAAAGCAGCAGTGATTGATAAGAAAGGATTGTTTTCACTTCCAGTTGAAGTACCAGCTACAATATCTGTTCTACTTGGATCAACATACCATTGATTGTCTGCTACGTTAACACTAACAGGTTCCGTGATGGTTATACCACCTGAGGTTGTACCGTTAGAAAGTTTGATAGATCCAATTTCTGGATCATAGAATAATTCACCAGCTCTACCGATAAAAGAGGCGGAAGGTCTGCCACCCATTTTTTCAGCAAATAATTTGAATGTTTTATTTGACATTAATGTGTTCCTAATACGTGTAAAGCATGTTCATAATGTTTGATTCGATCATCTAGTCCTATCGTTCCACCATTAATTCTCTTTGTTAATGTAAGAATATCGCCCTTGTCAGCCCATTGATTTAGTTTATTGCTTTCCCAAAACCAACAAGCTGATTGTGCAGCACCTTCAAAGGTTGTTAGATATTCTGATGCTTCTTCTGGAGATATTTCAAGTGATGCTGCGAACCATGTATAATTGCTTCTACCAGTGAGTTGTATCAAACCTCTTCCGCGATAACGGTAACCATCACCCGATTCTTCTGGACCATTACCCATCCGGCTTGCATAGATTCTATTTGCTATTGCTTCTTGCTTGTTTGGGCGTGAAGCATAGTCTTGTGCAATTGCATCATCTGGAAAATATTTTGGAAATACTTTTCTTAATGACTGCCAACGATAGTTTAAATTTTCTACTAGTGCAGTGAACCCTGCCGACTCATGCGCACATTGAGCTATGAAAGAGGCCATTCTTTGTGGTGTATTAATTTCATAATCTGGAAACAACTGCTCAAGTGCCTTATGCCAATGAGAGATATAAGGATTTTTTGGTAATAATTGTTTTAATTGTTCCTGTGTAATCATTTTGCATCCTCAAAAATTTTTTTCTGTACTTTATACCATTCAGCCCACGCACGGCTTTTCAAAGAACAATCATGATAAAATGCATAATTTTCGGATACTGTTTTAGCCACATCACTTAACTTTGCATCATTTTCTAATCTTTTTAATTCAAGACATGGTTCCATTAGCATTGATGGTGCTTCTGGAAACTTAGGTTTAATTGGAACAGGAGTTGAACATCCTGCAACAAATACTAACAGAATAAGTACAACATATTTCATTGTATTTTTTCTGCTGCTTTATTGTGCGCTTCTACAAAAGGTGGAGGTATCTCACATTTATTATCGTATTTAACAACTTCTCTATCGACATATTTAACTATGTCTTGACCTCTCTCTTTTATAACTTGTTTCTGCACTACAACTTTTTCAACAATTTTAACAGTTTCTTGCGCACCTTTTGCTTCCGCTTCAGCCAATTTAGCTTCAACTTCTTTCACTTTCGCTAACCATGATTCATTATTTGCTATTGAACCGGCCATATAAACACCAAACACAATCATTATCACCGAAACAATTTGTATGGGTGTTCTGTAAATGTATAATGCAGGAATTGGAATAAATTTAAGAAGATAGGTTACTAAAAACGCTATCAAACCTAAAAGAAGTATCACATAAAATAACCAATTTGGTAACCATTGCAGTATCCACATTTTATGTAATTTTTGGTGGCTTTCTCTTAGCCATTGGTTGAATTATGACTGCTCTTTTTCTTTTTAAATGCACACCAGGTTCACCACCTTTTTCACCAGAACCGGCTATAGCACCCGTAGATACTACGTTTGTAGGTCCTGCTGATGCCATTGCATCTTCATTGAATTGTTTGAATGTTTTCATATTTTCCTCAAAACTTCTGCAACATTCATGTCAATTAATATATCAGAAGAGTGAATGTCTTTTCCTTTTATACCTTTAACTTTTTCAGGCATGTAATTCAAATATATTAAAAATGTTTTTAATATGTCATAGTCAATTTCATCTACTCTGAAAAATAAAATTCTTGTTGCTGCTTCGACACCAAAAACATTGTAAAGTAGTATTAAATGATTCAGAATCAATCTCTCTTTTAATACTTTTGTAATCTTATATCTTCTAAAGAGCCTTTTTAAATACTTTGTTCTCTTTAAATCTCCTTCAAATTCACTCATGATACAATGAGGTGAATTGTATGCTTTCATAGCATACATTAAAAAGTTATCTTCATCCAAATCTTCAAACATTATTTAAAAAGGGGCTTAAAGCCCCTATTTTATGAGTCAGGTAAAGTAATATCGTCTGAACCGTCACCAATCGGATTTGATAGTGCTACAAGTGTTTCAAATGTTACTCGACCTGCACGTCCACCTTCACCAACTCGTTTTAAGTTCCAACCAATGTGTGCAGCCTGTTCTCCAGTTGGACCTAAACCGCGATCAGCAACAGCAGTTGCTCTCACACCATTGCCAATTGTGAAAAATTGCCCGTTATTACCGGTTCCAAGAATATTAACAGCAACACCACTAGCAGCTTCAGATGCAGTATTTGCAAGTTGAAATTTATTAGCAGTTGTTGGAATAATGAAATAGGTGTTACCTTGTACCAACCCGTTCATTGTGGTTGAACCACCATTATTGTATGTAACTGCCGCAGAATTTGCCTGCCCGTGGGCGGCATACATGATAGTATCGTTTGCTGCAACAACTATACTTGTGGCAATAGTCATTACAGGTACTTGAATTGTGACAGTAGGATCCGATGTATATCCCGAACCAACGTTTGTCACTTGGATATTGTTAACGGCACCACCAGAAATGGAAGCTGTTGCTGCTGCACTTGTACCACCGCCACCACTAAATGTGACACCAGGAGCCTCAACATAACCGGAACCACCAGATACGATTGAAATATCAACAACATTGTCATCACCTGCTGTGATTTCGGTTTTGTCAACTAAAAACAAACCAACTGTTGTATTAGTGACATATACGTCAGGCGTTGTGTTTCCATAAAGTAACGCAACGTTTGCCGCTGTAGGAGCGGCAGCGGCTTGATTGACACCTGTAGATACTGTACTTACAGCCCAGTATGGTGCGTTTGCTGCATTATCGTTATTTCCCCATGAGGACATTTTTAACTCCTTAAAAGAATCTATTTACTATTTATTATATGTTGGGTCTACCATTCGGGCTGTTCAATTTGGTCTTGAGTACAGGGTCGATTTCAACCGTATCTCTTTCTTGACCAGTCATAGTTTTACCACCTTTAATGATAATTTTTGCATCAGCTTCTTTTGAACCACCTTTTTCTGATTTTTCCCAATCGTACAGTGTTTCTTTGATGCCCTTTTTCCTGTAAATAGCTTTTATAATTCTGGCGGATTTAGATTTCTCTTTAGCCATTCTAGATTCCATAGCTTTTACAGAATTTGTTGCGGACATTGGTGAATCTTCTATACCATAAATACCCTCATTTATTTTCTTTTTTAATTTATCACCATGCTTTTGCATTAATCTTCTTTTGAGTTTATCAAGATTTGAAACCCTCTTAAATGATCCGTCTGGCTGCTTTTCAAAAGTACCTGATTTACGTGGATCATTTGATGTTCTTTGTTCTTCAATCTCAACTTCTTCTTTTGTTGCTTTCCAACCGCCACCCTTTGATTTATACCATTTGGATGCCCAGCCGTTTGCATAAGCGGATGGATAAACATCGAACTTCGAACGAGCTAGAGATTTTGCTCTGGCCCAAAGTTTTGGATTCGTTGGTGAATTCTTTTCATCAATCATTTCAACTTCTTCATTTTTTGGTACACAATTTGGCACCATTTTGCCACCTTTTTTCTTCAATCCAACTTGTTTGTGTGTATCCCAACAAGCTTCATTTGTTTCTTCTTCAGAAATTTTACCTTTGCCGAAGTTTGAAACATTGACTGGCTTTCCGCCTTTGCTTGGTCGATCAGCAACAGGATCATGCTTACGTTTTGCTGCTACTGCTGACGCTCTTTCTTTTTTTGACAGCTTTGCTCTTTTCTCATTTGACATGCATTTAGGCTTTGGTTCACCTGGTTCACGTGCGCATGGGCCGATTGCTTCACCTTTACTATTGATTCTTTTCCAACCACCTTCTGGATGTTTTGGATCAAACCATTTTCTTAAATCTTCTCGTGTAATATGAGCATCAGCATCTTGATTATCGGGTTGTTTTTTGAGTTCGGTGATATGTTCAGTTTCTTCACTATAGCTTCTTCCAGACCTTTCATCTCTACCACCTAAAGGATACTTTTCTTTGTAAGGTTCTGGTTGTCTTGGAGGATTTTCACGTTTAAATTTTTCAGCTCTAGCTTTTAGAAAGGCATCTGAATCTGCTTTAGACATAGGTTTTTTAGCAGGTAAACCTTTACTTCTTAAATGTGCTATCATGTCATCTGCAAGAGATTCATTTGTAACTTCTTTAAATTGACCAGGTTTAAGTGTATAGTTTCGGACTTGATGTTTTTTAGGTCCGATTTCAAATTGAGCATTTACACGACCATCTTCGTGGCGGTCAAACACTCTACCAATTTTACCATGCATTTCGTGCCCAGGAGAATGAATACGAACTTTCGATCCATCAAACGCTTCTTCAATTTGAACTTCTTCTTTGATGCTGACTATTGAATCATAGTCATTCATTGTTAAGGTATCTTTTCTCATATTGATAAGATTCTCTACAACTTTGTGTAGATCCATATCTGTCTTTGCATCTTCACGAGCATATTCAAGAACACGAATCAGCAATGGAATGTCCATTGTCACAGTATCTTTTGCATCTACAGCTTCTTTGACCGGTTTCTTTTCTTCATTCCAATCCTCACCGCGTTCACCCATACCAGATGCTTCGACTCTTCTGTGCTTAAAAGTTTTATATTCACTTGATTTTGAATATTTGTTTTTTTGATTGCCGTCCATGCTTCTTGGATCTAATCCCTTTGCTTTGATGAATGACATAAGTAAACCTGTGCCAGCTTCATTTACTGTTTCTTCGGAAGCCATAGCAATACCTTTTTTGCGGCGTGCTATTAGGTTCTTAGCTAAATCTTTATATTCACCTTTTTTAGCATGAGGTTGAAGTTCTTTTACTTGTGCTTTTGCTTTCTGAACATAAGATGATTTAGTTTGTGAACTAATCTCATCAATTTGTTCTATTTCTTCCGCCACACTTTCTTTTGGTTCAGGAAGACGTAATTTTTTACGCATTTCAGGGCTTAAAGACTTTAATCTTTCTTGTTGCTTTTTTTCACGCTGGGCTATTGCTTCTGGGCTGTTATTTCGCTGTTCTCTGCGATCACCACTTGATGTACGATTATCCATTTCGTTTATCGCATCCTCTTTCATTCCAAGATCATCATACTTTGCATGATCTCTTGAGAACTTTTTAAATCTATCTGTTCTTGCAAGATTGAGTCTGTCAGCTAATGGTATAGTTCTTGGATCACGACCCATAGCCTTGATGTATTTCCAAAGGATTTGAGTGTTGACTTCATCCAATGGTGCATGTTTTTTTGACCATGGCTCCATAGGATCGGTGTCACCATTTGCTAACTTACCCATAACAGATTCTTTTTTGGTTTTTTTCATCGCTTCCAAAAATATCTGTTTTCTGCGTTCACTCATGGTTTAATCCTTATTTCTTTTCTTTTGCTCTTGCTGTAGCAGTTGCATACATTACGCTTTTTGCTTTTTCACCATAACGAGATTTGAAACCAGCGAGACTCTTTTTCATACCTTTTACGATACGCTCTTTCTCTGCTGTTTCTGGTTTTGTTAGTGTACGTTCATCAATTTGTTCATCTTCTTCTTTAATTTTGTTTGCTTTCTGTTTTTGTATTTTGTATTGAGCAGTTTTAATACCTTTGATTCTTTTATCTTCCTTACTTCTATCTCCACCTATCAGAGCTTTATTGGCTTTAGTTGCATAACGTACCATTGTACTTATTTTTAGTTCATCAATTTGTTCCACTTCTTCTTTGACATTATCAGGAACATCCATCATAACTTTCTTTGAAAGAAAAGGATTAGAAGAAGATTTTTCTCTACCCTTTAATGTATCTGTGGTGGTTTTATTTGGATCAGTTTCTTCTTTTTGTGGTGCACTTTGTGCTTTACCTTTAACCAATTTACCTTTAGCTTGACGAGCTAGGAACTTGGCTGCACGTTCATCATGCCCAGGCATTAGACTTGTCATTGATACATGCCCTTCAGGAGCTTTGCGCTCATTTTCAGGGTTGTCGTACCCTTTGCCCTTGACTCTTGCTTCATCAACCTGTTCGGCTTCTTCTTTCATACCCTTCTTCTGCCCACGGAGAATCGCAAAATCATGCGCATCGATTTTGTTATTCTTATTCTTATCAATCTTATGCTGATTACCTTTTAATTCTTCCATTTTAGCCTTTGTGTCGGCCTCAAGGATATTTTTAACCAGGTTCGCAATAGAATCCATCTTAGCAAATTTATTATTTGTGAACATCTTTTTCTCCGTTTAGCAGTTCCACTTTCTAAGTGATTTATTAATTCTTGAATTAGGATCTCTTGCCGTTTTAGCAGAAGTCAATCTTTTCTTCATCCCCGTCATTCTGGAACAAAATGATTTACGTCTGTTCCATGCTTTAGAACCTTTTTTAAGCTTTGATGGTTTAGTTGTAACTGCCATCGAAAGCTTTGAACCTGGGTTTTCTCTTCGATATGAAGCAATACCTTTTCTATTCAACCCACCAGATTGAGACTTACCTTCTTTCCTTTGCCAAGCTGGTGTGGCTTCATTTATTACTTCTTCGTTGATAAACTGTTTGAAACTTTTCATTTTTTCTTCTTTTTTATTATAGGATTTGTTTCAATCTTATTTAAAGTTTCTAAAGGTTCTTTATTAGTTGGCCCGTGGGCTGTACCAGTGACACCCATATCTATGCCAGGAGAATCAATTGCTTCTTTTCTAAATTTATTAAAAGATTTTTGCTTTACCTCTGCGGCACTGGTATATTTATCTTCTTTTTGTTCTCTATATGTTACCATTCCAAGCCCAGACATTGGATATACGGTACCTGAACCTCGTGTATCATACTCGGGTGATATACCCGAAACTTTCATTACTTTCCCTGCTTCTGAGTTGTTTGTCTTTTGTTTTTTGGCTTTGATTTTGTCTGCGTCTTGTTGGAACTTTGTTTCTTTGGCTTCTGGGGCTCTTGTAACTGTAGGAGAGGTTGGCTGACTTCCTTCGTGATAGGTTCTGAAGGTGTACTTGGTGTTTGACGCGATATCTCCGTCACGGACATCATCGATTCTTCCTGCTTTGGCTGTGAGTTGGCAAGAGGGGCAGATGTTGTCAAGAATGCGTTGACCTTTCTTTCTTGGGAATCCACTAAAGAGTCTAGAGGATGCCTTTGAGGTTCCACAGGTGCAGCTTTCTGTTTTGGCATCAAAAGACTTGCTATTTGTTTTATTTTTTGAAACATAATTTTCTCCCATATTATTTTTTAAGAAAGCTTGTTCGAATAAACTGTTCATGTTGATTTTTTTATTTCTCATCAACCATTTATTCGAAATATCATTTTCGACTGAAATATCAAAAAACCAATTTGTCATTTCGAAAATTAAGGAAAGATCCTCTTCCTTTTCTTGTTTTTCAAAAAAAGTAGCTTCATTTAAGTTAATTGAATTGTCAAATTCCAAGTATTTGGTGAAATTTTCATTGAAGGACTGTGCAATTATTTGAGTTTTTTCCCAACGTTCTTTCCTAATACTTTCTTCCATAACTCTTGTGTGATTCTCATTTCTTTTTCTGGAAGATTCATCGGTTGTATTTACAAAAACCATCATTGTTTCATACCCTAACTCTTCCAATTCTTCTTTAACGGAAATTATTTCAGAATAGTCTTTTGTGGTTCCATTAATTATGAGTGGGTATCTATTACGTATCGCTTCTCTTCTAATATCTCTAGTCTGTTCGAATAATTTATGTTTATCATTTAGTATTGCCAAAGCTAGGGGGGCATTGATTTCAACAGCCTTTCTTTCTGAAATAGCTTCTCGTATTACTATATCTTTACCAGAACCTGGACCTCCAGAAACGAAAATTGCTTTGAATAACCCACGATTGACGTTTTCGTTCATGCCCATTCCTCTACGAACATCTTTGAACAATTCTCTCGCATGGGCATCATTATTTCTCATACTAGAAGAAAGATTTTTCTTAAAGGATTCATAATCATTATTTGTAGCATGATTTCTCATATCTGTGCCAGATATTCCTTCTTTTCTTTCTCCGCTAGACACCACATTTATCGTTTTAAAATTATAATTTCCATGTCTAAGTGGGCGACCTGCTTCATCGGCACCTTTTCCGTTGTAGTGATTCAATAATCTCTTATATTCATCGACTCTATCTGCACCAGCAACAACTGTTAAATGTGTATAGCCTTTTGCATGAGCATCCGCTGCATGATGTAATATTGTTGGTTTTTCTTTGCTGGATGTGATAATATTAGTGTTTGGAAATGCCCTTTTTAAATGTTTTAATTTAACATCTGGTGAAAGAGGATTTTTCTTGGCATCTTGGGAATGTGAAGCAATAACAAGGTGATCTGCACCTTGTTTATTGGCCATTGTTTTTAACCCCTCTACATTTTCCTCATGGCCTTTGGTTGGAGGGTTCATTCTACCAAAAAGTATGGCTATTTTTTTGTTCTGTTCTTCTGAAATTTGTAGAAATGACTTCATTTAGCTCTTGCCAATCGATTTAGACGGTTAAATTCGTTTCTATCATTAAATTTGGATAATTTGCCCTGATGGTTTATCACGAATCCTTCAGGTTTAACTTTTTGACCTTTGATTTCGTGTTCTAAATCACCTGTGTGCTGTGATAGTACATTCACTAAAACATTTTTTGCTTGTTGTAGGTGATGGTGAACTTTGAAAACATTTTCTAGATTTTGTTTATGTAATTTCGTATGTTTTATCATACTGGCCAATTCATCTTGATATTTCTTTTTACCAGCGTCAGTTTTCTTCTTGTCTATTTCTTTTGTATATTTCTTTTCTAGATGGTCTTGCAATCCTTTAACAGATGGCATTTCCTGAGTGTCTACTGTGGAATTTATATATGTTTTGACATGATCTTTAATAGGGCCAGAAACGGAATCATATATGTAATCTCCATGTTTGTCATGTATGTCCTGTGCTACCTTCACATGCTTTGCATATTCTAGATGTTGTGCTCCAGACATTTTAATCTTAGAAGTATCATGTCCAGGAGGTCGATGATATACATCTGGGTGATTTTTAAAATTAGATAAATCTGGGCTGTAATTCGCCTTCATGGATTTTGCATCAGAACCCACGTATTCCGTATGATTGTATATACCAAATTTAGCTTTCTTTATTTTCTTACCATCGTCTGAATTTTCATCGGTTGAATATGTTATGGTATTAGGTTTGAACTTAACTTTACCATTTTCCTTCTCTTTATCTTTTCCGGAAAACAAAACGTCACCTTGAAAAACTCCTTGAGGTGGTGTTATTTTTGGTAAATGATGCAGGGCATGTGTCAATTTTTCGACCAGCCCAGGCGCGTGCCCATGGTTTTTAACTATATCTTCTGGTGTATAATTGATTTTTGGTGTTTTATTGAAAGCGGATTTTGATGCCACAAAGAATTTACCTGTTTCAGGATGAGTGCCGTAAACTATTGATGGTGAACCATCATGTTTCATAGTAAGAGAAGAATCATGTGCACCAGCTATAATGTGTTGATGAGCTTGATCTAATGCTCCAACAGCGTGTTCAAAGCCTTTAGAACCATCATTTATAGGATGATCTTCCAGATGTTCAATGTGAACAAGTTTTTCCCCCTCGTCCTGAGAAGAAGCTTCTTCGATTAAAAATCGCCTAAATGGTAACATTAAAACCTCTGGGTAGTGCGCTGTGACTATTTGGTATTTAGTAACCCCAGATTTTAATGTCCACCCATTTGTCCATATCTGATCTGATAAGAGAATGCCTTCCTATATTAAACCTACCGTCTTGGAATGGGTGATTAATGTCAATCCTTTCTACTGGAATGTTGAACAATTTTAATTGTGCTTCCAACATAGAGTGCCCACAAAGTGTCACACCTCTATCATAGTGATATCTCAGAAAAAAATATGTGCTTGAGTAAATATTCATTGTATCCGGATCAGCTATTGCAAATTGATCATTTAATAATGGATTTGGACCATCAAAATCTTTTGAAATATAGACTTTTCCTTTTTCTAATTTTGTGAAATCTATAACAGAATTCAAGGCCAAATCAAATCTACTTCGAATTACAAAATCATATTTTTTACTCAAAGTGGCTTCTGTGACAACCCTAAAATGGTCAGCCTTTTGTATCGAGTAAAACATCGAGGTACAGAAATTTGCTGGATGTGACGAATTAGTAACTACCATATCACTATTGATGTTGGTATTCAAAGGCTTGTCAAACAATAAAAGCAATGGAGAATAGATTGCGTTTATTTCTTCATATATTTTTAGTTGATTTAATTGATTTGAACTTTTCCAAGAGTGCGCAAAAACATCAACAGTGAAATGATCTAAGAGGTTCTTTTTAACATATTGATAGGCATCAAAATAACTTCTTGGTTGGCCCGACAGGCAAAGAGCTAATTTCGGAAATGAATTTTTCGACATAATCTGTGCAAACTCCAAAAATATTTAAACTTTTTACATAATCCCAATATTCTTGATTTATTTCAGGTAATACAGCAATAGATTTTCTCGTTAAATGTTTGCCAGGATATGTCCATATAAACTTGCCTGAAGTTAACGTGAAATCATCGTTTTGATGCCAGAAATATTCATAATGAATAGGTAAATCATTAAGTTTATACAATGCATCTAGATTTTTGCAATGTATCCAGAGCCCCTGTTTACCTAAGAAACTAACAGGAACTTCATATTGAGGTTCATCATGCCCAAGAAACCATTTATCATAAATTGCCCATACGTCTACTTCGCAATCATAACCGTGTTTTAGAACTTTTTCAATTTGATCGGGAGAGTTTTCTAAATTTTTGTCCGGGCCATTCAATAAGCCTCGATGTGCTATGTATCTCATTTCAAATACATCTCCTTTCGTTTATATTCACCGAGAGGTGTATGCATAATAGTTTTATCAATCATGAATTCTTCCCATGGGAAACCCAATCTTCTTATGAAATGTTCTGAAACAACATGCGGGCAAAGTAATCCTGTTTCTCTATAAATCTGAGGAAGATGGTGTAATAGTTTAGAGAAAAGGCTTATTGTAAAAAAATTGCCCACTTGAATCATATCTGAGGTTCCTTGCCCCATATGGTTCCTATACCCTAACGTATAAAATTTATTCGGATCAAATTCAGGAAGAGGTTCATTAAAAACTAAATCTGGGCGCATTCTTATAACAAGATCATAAGTTTTACCTGTTAGAAACATATAATCTTCTAACATTAAAATTCCTCGCCCTAATTTAAATAACATCGATATGATGTTTTTAGGAACATGATAGAAGTTTGAATATTGCTTTGATCTTTCTTCGAATGAGGTTTGATATTTTTCATATGAGTCAAATCTCATTGCAATCGGTCTGTAAGTATTTCTTAGATCGTCAAAGTTCACTTTTGGAGCATCTTTAACTATTCCATGTTGACTATGTGGATCCCAATACGCCTCATCTTCCCATGTCTCAATAAAAATATCCGGATCATACCTCTCAACAAGACGTTGTTTGAAATTTGGATAAACTTGTTTCCAACACCTCATATGCCCGGTAAGTACAATAGCAACTTTCATTTTTCACCTTTCTAACCTGTATTGGAATTCAGCCGATTTTACGTTTATAGAATTTTTAACCATGTGATAACTTAGTATTGTTTCGAAATGAAAACATTTTGAATCTTCTCTTATATATTGAGAGAGTTTGTTATAAAGATCGAAATAAACTTTCATAGATTTCATACTTCCAATTGCATACTGGTCATTAATTTCCGGACAAAAATCACGATATTCAGAAAATTTCATACTATCAGGTATATAAATGCCTTCTTCTAAATTAAATTTGTTTAAATCAATTTTATATTCTGTGTTTCCGTCTAACCTATATCTTATCACACAATCATAT